ATTAACTCTCGGATAGCGTTATTAATTCCACTAGGAGCGCAACCTTCAGCAATGTTAATACCACCAATATCTGTGTTATTTGATGCTGTAGCTGACCATTCGCTAATTTTGTTCTTTGCCATGATTTAACCTTTATTGTCCATAAGTAGGCTGTAGCGTTTGCATTAATTGCTGTTGTTCAGCAGACATTAAAGCTCGACCAAATGCAGTTCTAGCAGGTTGAGGCAAATAACTACCAGCAGTAGAAATTCCACCATAAATATTGCCTATCAATCCTTCTGGTTTTGCGCCTAAATATCGCTGACCAAGAATATTGCGTACTGGCTGAGAAGTAGCCAAATAAGAAGGAATTGCTACTGGCGACTGAAACAATACTGATAATGGATCGCCATAAGACATTCTTTCCGATGTTCCACTACTAGGGAAAGCTCTAGGGAAAGCACCACTTAATTGAGCAGCAGTTTCAATAGGCTCTTTAGTAGTTCCATACGTAGGTTTCTTAGCTAGTTCACGCGATAATTTAGATGCACTTACATTTCCAGTGTCAGGATTAAATGCCTTATCAATTAAATACCAATTAGATAATGTTTTGCGACCATCTTTAAACTGATCCAATGTAGCTTTACCATTAGTACGCATTAAATTGGCTGGACTTGATAGATAATCCTCAATTGACTGCTCAAATGCACTACGAAGCGTTTTAAATGCGTTAGCAGCTTCTCCAGAGCCAGATTTCTGCGCTTGGAATAAGTTATTACCAATAGCTTTAGAACGAATAAATGCCTCGTCACCAGATATTGCTTGATTACCAAAACTTTTATACTCCTTTAGTACACGAATAGCTTTTTTATCATCAGCACTAAGTTGTGATTTAGGTATTCTATTTAATCTAACTAATTCTTTATCTACTGTTTGTATAAATTTTTGATCGCCTTGTATAGAAGGAACTTTTTGCAAAACTTTATAATTATTAAGAGCAGACTTAAATGCAGTTTCCATTGACTCATTAGTCAAGTTTTCTGTGGGAGCTAATTTAATTAAACTTTTTGCAATGTTATTTGTCTGGTTTTGATTATTTTCTTCAAATCTTGTAAATGCTTCTCTAGCCATAGGAAAGCGAGATTTAATACCTTCTTTTAATCCACCGCCATAACCAGTAATTTGAGTAGGATCGAGTTGGAATCCTTGCTCTAATGCTCTACGACCAACTTCTTGCTGTTGAGGAGTTAAGTTAGGCTCTACTTTTGGAGCAAGTCCTACTTGACGTAAACCAAATTGAGTTAGACCAGCAACAGGAGCAGCAACACCAGCCTTAGTAAACATTTCCTCAGTTGTTTGGCTAGGAGTAGTCAAAGAATAAAGCGAGCCACCAGCAGCAGCTTGAGGAACTGTTCTAGGAAGAAATGCCCCAGCAGCACCAGGTAAACCACCTGCCTTTAACAAACCACCACCAACCAATGACGAAAGAATATCGGTTGCAGTAGAGCCAATAATCTCAGCACCACCTGTAGGAGTAGTCTGACCATAAGTAGGCGACATTACAGAACGCTCCATACCTACTTGACGTTCGTATTCTGCAAGCCTATCAGGGCTTACTGTACCCAATGCACTACCTAACCTTAACCCAACGCCTTTAACGCCTTCAGCAGCCTGCGATATGCGTTTCTGAGCACCTGAAATTACACTACCTTCTTGTGGCTGTTGCGACTGTTGTATTTTTTTTATTTCATTAGCAAACAAATTAGCAGACGTAGTATCTCCAGCCTTATCAGCTTCAAGTAATGCTCTTTCTAAGTCTTTTACTGTTATAGCCATAATTAACCTTATTGAAGACCATATCGCCGTTTAACATCAGCTGGTAACGTACTTCCAGGGGCTGATGATGGTTGAGTTGCATTTAATATTTGCAAATCTTCAGGAGTAAATACTTTATTAAGTCCGGCTCTTGCTAATTCATCTTGGAATCGTTTAACACTCCAAGTACCATTTTCAATTAGTTGAGCGCGAATATCAGCAGCCGCAGCAGCACGATTAGCTAATTTGTCTGCGTAAGTTGCAATTAATTCACGACCGTTCGCTGTATTAAACAAAGAAGGTATTGCACTCATGAATATTTGCATATCCTTATCGGACGTAGCTCCTGAACCTTCAACTCGCAATGTAGGAGCAAGTTTAGCTCTAATAGCCTCAGCAACTTGTTTTGTTGACGCTAATTTTTCAAGCTCAGTACCAGGCAAATAAGCACCAATAGAGCCAGCAAAATCTTGCAAAGCACCGCCACGATACGGTTTTAATACATCAACTATAGCTCTAATATCTGATGCTGAATTTTGTGCATTAATAGCATTTTCTTCAGCTTTAGATTGACTCTTAGCTCGTTCACCAGCAAGAACTTTATCACCAACATTTAACCTTGTTGCTCCAGCTGCCCCTCTTGCTTTAGCTCTTTGCTCTATTACAAGATTTAACCGCCTCATTTGATCTTGATTTAATTGATCCAATGGAGTTACAGGATAAAGTTCTTTGGCAGTTCTACGAACATCATTTGTATAATCAGTTAATTTTTGTTGATAATCAGCAGCTTTATCTGCAATTTGTTGCATTCCTATACGAACGTCATTGCCGCTTATTATTCCTTTTTTAACTAATTTATCTAAGTTATCAACTTGCCCTCTAAAGTTTTCTGGCAACGAATTTTTAAACTCAGATAAATCAATTCCAGCTACAGCAACTTGTTGAATTTCAGTATTAAGATTTTTAATCTGCTCAAGATTATTTTTTACTTCATCATTAGCTGCTTTAGTTCCAATTTTAGAAAGATTGGAATTTACTCTTAAAAGAACTTCTTTTTGATTGCGTAATGCTTGTTCTTGCGTATTAACTTGTGGAGTAGGCTGAACTACTGGAGCAGTAGGAGCTACAGGAGCTGCTGGGGCACTTGGAATTCCTGCGCTATATCCTTTACCTAAGTCAACAGGATACATTTCAACAGCACCAGACATAGGAGCAGTAGGCTCACTTACTGGAGCAGCACCAGGAATTACACTAGGAGAAACGCCTGCAATACCACCGTCAGCAGAAGGACCAGCTACACCAAGCATCTGGCTCATTTGATCTTTATATTTAGCTAATGATTGATCGTATTGAGATACATCCTGACCATATTTAGCTACATCTTGTTTATATTTAATTTGATCTTGTGATATAGGTGGAACTGCTTGTTGAGCAGGTTGCTGCCCATAAGCCTGCTTATAAGCATCAGCAATAGGACGCTGTTGTTCTAGTTGGCTAACCATCTCAACAAATTTAGCTGGATCAATACGAGCCAATGGAGCCAAATCAGGATACTTAGCAGCAGCATCAGCAAATGCTTTTTGCTTATCTTCATTAGCCTTTAATTGCTGAATGGTGGAAAAGTTTTGCAATCCTTGTTGATATTGTTGACCTGATGCACCATAGCCAGCACCAAGAGCACCAATAATATTTTGAATAGCAGAACGTTTTGGACCACCTCTACCCATACCTTGAGCCAATGCAGCAGCAGCACCTAACAGACCAGCAACATTAGATTGCCTAGATAATGCTTGAGCCTGATCTTGACCTAATAAACCTTCATACGCTGGGTTTCGTGTAGCAAAAACATTGTAATTTGCAGGATTTAAGTAACTTAAATAATCAGTTTTTGCTGGAGGATTACCGTAATAAAAAGCTGCGTTTTCTTCAGGAGTTAGAGCCATACATTACCCCAATAGTGAAATTTGTGGTGGACGGATAACAGACTGCTGCTGAGGATTTAGCAAACTCATGTAATCCATTGGCTGAATCTGATTTCTGTTAATTTGTCCACTAGGAGCCATTTGCATCTGTTGATCTGGAGCAAAAGCACTTCCAGCTAATTGCATACCTAACTGAGACGTAATGGGATTCTGGTTCATAAATTTATTAGCACCTGTAATGCCCTCCATTATTCCCTGACCAAACCCACCGATAGTAGGATCAAATCCAAATAATGTGCCGCCACCCATACCGCCACCAGTAGCTAGACCAGTATTTAATGCACTAGTAATAGTAGGAGCCGCAGCAAAAGGAGCCGCTAATGCACCAGCACCAGCAAGAGCAGGAATAGAAGCAGCCGTAGCAGCACCGACCGTAGGCATAAGTGAAGAAGCAACTACACCTGCCGAAATAGGATCAGCCATTATTTACCCCCTGTAGGTGTAGCTTGCTGTGTCGTAGTCGATCCCTGAGGAACGCTAGAGAACAGGTTAGCAAACTGACTTAATTTAGCTTGTGGAAGGTTCTGCTGGAAGTTAAACCTATTCATAGCATCTTGTAATTCAGCAGCACTCTGAGCCTCTTTAGCACCACCGACACTAAGTAAACGCTGTATGTCAGCATAGTCAGCCTGAGCCATCTGAGGAGCAGCACCAACAGCCGCCATTTGACGAGCACGTTCAGCCTCAGCCGAGTTATAAGCTAACTGACCACCTTGTTCCGCTAGTGCTCTAGCAAATACGTCTTGAGCCTGACCTGTTAGCTGACCTTGAGCAGCAGAGCCATAACGACCAGCAGAGGCAGCACCAGATTGAAGTTTCTGGATGTTACGTAGATAATCTTCGCCAGCTAGACGATTGGTCTGCTCTAAAGCACCCGCTAGGAATGGATTAACGCCTCGCCCTTGAATCGTAGCTAGTGTCTCAGCCTGTGCAGCACCTGTTAGCGGAGAACCCTGCATAGCTCGATCCTGAGCCATCTGTAGGGCTTGCTGAGTCTGTGCTGAAGGTGATACGTAAGTTTGACCAGGGAAGAATGTCGGTGTACCGGACTCATAAAGCCGTTTACCTTCTTCTAAGCCATAAGTAACATACGGTTTGATCGCTGGATCAATGCTCGTAGTTGTCGTGCTCTCTTGTTGTCCGCCGCCACCACCCATATTACACCTCACAAATCCATTGTTTTGGACGGAATCCGTAATCAACCGCCCTTTTAGCCCAACCGCGCCTATGGCTAGAAAATGTTATATATTTGACTTTAGCTTCTGCCGCCATACCTTTTATATATTTTAAGGCATTTTCGACAACATCATAACTATTTTCTAACGTATAAGCAGCCCATAGATGCATAGTCTCACCTTGTGGTTGCAGGACAAAGAAGCCAGCGTAGTGGTTATTCTCTATCAGTACAAATAACAGACTCTTTTGATTAAAACAGTCCGTATATACATCTTCAACTATCCAATTTTCTGGACTCTTACTTTTAATCTTATCTAAACCAGGCTTTACACTAGCCCACCATTGTCTTAGTTCCTGTGGAGCAATATATCTATACTCCATTAACCCACCACAATATATCCATATTTTTTATCCGCAGTATTGTTAGCCCAGTGACTTAATACCGCACTTCCTTGAGTTTGGCTACTAACATAAATATTTGTAGACGCAGATGGGGCTATATATTGCATCGTTACAATAGCAGCAGGAACAGCAGGTACAGTCGGACTAGTCGTAGCCGCGTATGCCTCAAGCGTTACCGTAGTAGCTGAAACTAATCCAGCAACCTCGATGTAATCATTAGCCGCTAAATTAACAAAAATATTCACTGTAGCGATAACATGGCTTGGGTTTCCAGCAGATTTCCTAATAGGCAAATCTATCTTGCTACTAGAACGAGCTATATCAGTGCCATTCTTTCTAAACCATACTTCAGCATATTGCAGCGCATTATCATCACTAGCTAACTGAATAGAAAACTGCACGTTATAAATACCAGCATTTCTGACATTTAATCGACTGTTGTTAGAAAGATAAATACCGCTAGATTCTTCAGTCGTATCGTATTGAATAGCTGCTGGTGTATTAGCAGTGGGAGCAGACTGGCTTGTGTTACGCGTAAAAGAGCCGTAGGGAGCCGTATCAGCAAAGGCAGCCGCAGATAAGGGAACTAGGAAAATCAAGCTCTCATTGCCTATACGACCGTCGTAGAGCGTAGTAGTCGTAGCGTTACCAGTGGCTAAAGTAATCGTCCCAGTATTGTTCGTCTTGCCGTCCATAACACCCCGAACGACCTCTGATACCTGTCGCTCATCAGCACCGAATACAGGTAGAGTACGAAACTGACGAGTCATCGAACACCTTGCGGAGTAATCTCAATCTCGCAACCGATAATAGTTTCCCAGTTGGCATTAGTCGGAGTTACCTTGATACGATGGTAATTACCGTTAGCCCTCAATGGCACTCGGTTGTCTGAGTCCGGTGTAGCTGTCGTTCCAAACTCGATACTGTCTGACAGTAGTTTTCTGCTGGCAACTGCAACTGACGCAGTTCCATTATCGATAATAGGCTTTGCCAATGTGATAATAGAACGTCCAATGTCTATATCTCCAGAAGTAACGTAAGCAGCTAAGTATGCACCAGAGAAAACTACAATCTTCTGGTTTCTTACCCCTACGAATATAAGCTGACCACCAGCCCATGTTCTTGAGTCTAGTGGAATATCTAATAAATCTAAGTTGTTATTGTAGTTATCTATCTGCTCAAGTGTGGCACTAGGAGTCAGACCATAAGCTAGATAGTTAGTATCCGTTAATCCGTAACTCCACTTATTCAAGTCAATGGAGTAATACAGCAGGAATCGCTTGCCAAAGTTATTCTTAAAGTTCCAAATGACTAACTTACGGACTGGATCAATAGTCGCACTCATACCAGTCTGGATTTCGCTCAAACTGACGTTATTAAAGAACCAACGATTAACCTTCTCTAGTCCTATGTTCGTTACTGACTTACCATCGCAAGCATAAAAGCCATCATCCGATAGAAAGTACGTTAAACCACCGAACTGAGCTACTGAACCGTTAGACATACAGCCTAGAGTCCTAGAAATAGCGTCAAATTGGAAGAAAAACGGACTACCAGCATACGTCATACGATAGATAGCACGTTCCAAGAAGATTAGACCGTACTCACCGCCTGCTAGACCAGTAATGTCACCGCCATCAGGCATAACCTGAGAGTCAGACTGAGATGCTGCTCCAGGAGTCCAATCAGTCTCGTCATTAATATCCGACCAATAGACCTTATTCTCCTCACCGCCTACGTTAGCAGCGACAACAAAGTCACGAACTACCGTTACATACTTAGCAGCAGGAGCCGCAGCAGCCAAATCAGCAAAGTAAGTCGATGATCCTAGATCATAAGACTGTAATTGATCCGCACCGTTCGCTAAGATCATCTTAGAGCCGAACTGAGTTACATCCCATGAATCTACAGCCGTATAACCTGTAGTTGTCAGAGCATCTAAGCTAGCATCACTAGAGTCAAACTTATAAATCTGTGTAGCACCAGCAGCAAATAACGTTGATGCACCTGAAAACTTACCTGCGAACGTAATAAGCAAGTTCTGACCTGCATTAGCAGAGTAATCTACCGCCTCACGTAATGGACTATAGCCATTAGTAACTGGATAGCAGTTATAAGCATCTGTTACCGCACCTGTAACGCCAGGCTGATCTGGTAACCACTCACCAAAGATAATCTTTTGCTTTGCCATTACTGTCTAGCCCAATTGGTTGATTCTGGACTAACTACAGTCCACTCATAAGCAGTAGAACTACCGATAGCCTCAACAGTTGCATTAGCTGTTACAGAGGCACGACCACCAATGACATAGCTACCTAAAGCTGTAACCGTGGCAGTTCCATTAATACTAGAAGCACCTACAGCTACAAACGAACCGTTAGCCGTTACTGTAGCCAGTCCTGTAATACTTGCTCTTACTGCCGGAGCAGAATCACCTATAGCCGTTACAGTAGCCGTACCTGTAATGC